TCTTAAGTTTAAAGATGGCGCACACCCTAACGGGATTATCGGTTTGGTTGCGGGTTGCTACAAAGGCTCAGAAGAAACGTGGGCTGGACAGGCAAATAGAGACTGGTGGAAAGGTTGTGTAATCAAGCGTGAGATTAGTAATGGTATCTATGAGCCTGAGTTTGTATCACTCAAGAGGTTAAAGGAAATGTATGGGTAAGCGTAGTGATTTTGAGAGAGTGCCAAGAGACTATTACCCCACACCGATAGAAGCTGTCGAACCTCTTATAGCCCACCTACCATATGAGAAGTTTGATTTTGTAGAGCCTTGTGCTGGTGACGGAAGGCTTATAAGTCACATACACAAATTAACAGATGGTTTAGGAGAATGTTTATACGCTTGTGACATAGAACCTAGACACCCAGACATTAAGCAGATGGATGCAATGGAGATAAGTTTTGGCAGTCAGTATAAAGTTATTGACCTCTGCATTACTAACCCACCGTGGGAAAGAAAGTTCTTACATGCTTTCATAGATCACTGGACGGAGATATGCCCAACTTGGTTGTTGTTTGATGCTGATTGGGCGCACACTAAACAGTCTGCTGCACTTATGACTTATTGTACAAAGATCGTAAGTGTAGGTAGAGTTAAATGGATTGAAGGTAGCAAGATGACAGGTAAAGACAACTGCGCTTGGTACTTGTTCGATAAAGACGATAGAAACGCACACACAGAATTTTATGGAAGGTTGATGTAATGATTACAGCGAGAGATATGAAAGATATGATGGACATGTACTCACAGTTTGTAGAGGACAAGATGATTACTAAAGGTCGGGAGCGACTGATTGAGAATGCTCTAGGCTTAACTGGTGAAGCTGGTGAGGTATCAGAGAAGATTAAGAAGCTATTTCGTGACAACAGGATTGATGATGATGCAGTCTTGAAAGAGTTAGGTGACGTACTGTTCTATACTGTAGCTCTCTCTAACATCTTTGGTGGCAGCTTAGTTAAGATCATTGAGTTGAACATGGAGAAGTTAAACGAGCGTGTTAAGAATGGCACACTACAAGGATCAGGTGACAACCGATGAGTAGAAGACACACAGGTATGTCATGGTTCTGGAGATATATGAATTATCTTGCGACATGGCGAACCCACAGGATAGCAATCAAGCAACTTAATCAGCTAACCGACAAAGAACTACTAGACATTGGCATAGCTAGATCAGATATTGACCGTATGGTCTGGCTAAAAGAAGACAAGACTATGAGAGCGAGAGGGAAGACTGACGATGAATAATTACCTACCAACTGACTACCAGACTTTTATTGCTAAGTCTCGCTACGCTAAGTATATCGACGGTGAGGGCCGTGAGGATTGGGGCGACACAGTAGAACGCTACATGGATAATGTGGTACGCCCTAAAGCTGGTAATGATTCCTATGTCAATCAACTACGGGATGCCATCTTAAACCTAGAAGTTATGCCCTCTATGCGAGCTATGATGACTGCTGGCCCTGCACTGGCCCGTGACAATACTGCTGGGTATAACTGTAGCTACTTGGCTGTAGACGACCCCAAAGCCTTTGATGAGGCTATGTTTATCTTGTTGTGTGGTACAGGTGTAGGTTTCTCAGTAGAGCGTCAATACATTCAGAAGTTACCAGAAGTTCCAGAGCTATTGTTTCCATCAGAAACTACAATCGTAGTTAAAGATAGTAAAGAAGGTTGGGCAAAGGCTTATCGTCAACTGTTGGCTTTGTTGTGGTCTGGTGAGATTCCTCAATGGGACATTGGTCTTGTACGTCCTGCTGGCTCACGACTAAAGACATTTGGTGGTAGAGCATCTGGACCTGCACCTTTAGTTGAACTGTTTAACTTTACCATTCAGACATTTAAGAACGCACAAGGTCGTAAGTTGTCAAGTATTGAGTGCCATGACCTTATGTGTTTTATCGGTCAGATTGTTGTAGTTGGTGGTGTTCGTCGTAGTGCTATGATTAGCTTGTCTAACTTATCTGATGACCGTATGCGTCACGCTAAGTCAGGACAGTGGTGGGAAACAGCAGCCCATCGTGCATTGGCTAACAATAGTGTGAGCTACACAGAGAAGCCTGACATGGAGACATTCATGCGGGAGTGGCAAGCCCTAGTGGAAAGTAAGTCAGGGGAACGTGGTGTCTTTAACCGTCAAGCAAGCAAGGTACAAGCAGCTAAGAATGGACGTAGAGATCCTAACTACGAGTTCGGTACTAACCCCTGTAGCGAAATCATACTTAGGCCAAATCAATTTTGTAACCTGACAGAGGTTGTGGTACGGGCTACAGACACCCTTGATGATTTAGAGCGTAAGGTACGCCTAGCTACGATACTAGGTACTATCCAATCATCTATGACTAAGTTCCCTTACTTGCGTAAGATCTGGAACAAGAATACAGAAGAGGAGAGATTACTAGGTGTATCCCTAACGGGCATTATGGACAACAGATTAACTACCAGTCAAAATGCTGGTCTTGATAAAACATTAGAAAGGTTAAAAGATGTTGCAATATCTACGAATGCTGAGTGGGCTGAACGCCTTAACATCCCTGCTTCTGCTGCTATCAGTTGCGTTAAACCAAGTGGTACTGTCTCCCAACTTGTTGATTCTGCTAGTGGCATTCATGCTCGTCACAGCCCTTATTATGTTCGTACTGTGCGTGGAGATAACAAAGACCCGTTGACGAAGTTTATGATTGATAAGGGTGTACCTAACGAGCCATGTGTAATGAAAGGTGACACAACTACAGTCTTTAGCTTCCCTATCAAGTCACCATCAGGAGCAGTCACTAGAAACGATATGACAGCCGTAGAGCAACTAGAAATGTGGCTAACGTATCAACGCTCATGGTGTGAGCATAAGCCAAGCGTGACGATCTCAGTACGTGATGAGGAGTGGATGGAAGTGGGTGCATTTGTCTACAAGCACTTTGATGAGATGTCAGGTGTGTCGTTCTTACCTCACTCAGATCATACTTATCAGCAAGCACCTTATCAGGACTGTACTAAAGAGGACTACGAAGAATTGTTAGCTATTATGCCAAAGGCTATTGACTGGTCTGAACTTTCAGAGTATGAGAATGAAGATAATACTGCTGGTAGTCAAACAATGGCTTGCAGCGGCGATACTTGTGAACTCGTAGACTTAACATAGGAGACTATAATGGCTAAGTGGGACTTAAGTAAGATGGAATCTGATAATGTAAACAGTCCACCACACTACGGACAAGGCACTATTGAGTGTATCAAATACATTGAGGACTTTCTAAGCAAGGATGAGTTTGTAGGCTACCTACGAGGGAATATAGCTAAGTACCTTCATAGGTGGCGCTACAAGAATGGCTTAGAGGATCTTAAGAAGGCTAACTGGTATTTAGATAAGCTCGTACAAGTGGAGAGTAAGAAATGATAAGCCTAGACCAATCAGTAGACTTAGTACACTTAGGTATTACACTCTACTTGGTCTGGAAGGTACATAAACTACAACAAGAAGTAGACTATGCTTACTTTACACTGAGTAATCTACTAAAGTCTTTAACCAGTACGTTTAGAGCAATGACACAATGAAAAAAGCCCCTGCGTCCAACTAAGGATACAGGGGCTTAAGTTTGTCTGGGGTAGTCTTTTTGTTGTTATTATTTACCGAAGAATTTAGATACTGACCTAATTCCTATGGATGCTGATACGATCCCACCAAGGGAATACTGATACCATGTTGGCATAGTCTCAAGTGCTGCAAAACCAGCCTGTACTATAGCATTACCCCAGTCACCACAAAAGGCTAGTATCAGGGGAATACTGAACAGTAGGGTTATCCATTCATCTTTCCAGCTATTCTGTGTAGCCTGTATAGCAGCTAGATCCCAATCTATCTCGCCTGTAAGCTGTTTCTTCTTTATCTCAGCCTCAGTGAGTTTAATCTGTGTCTTACTGTCGATCACACTTGTTGCTAGACCAACTATACTACCTATTATCTGACCAATCATTTCTTTTCACTCCCCAGCCAAACGGCTATCGTACCCGTCATAGCACCACTTACGACACTAATCATAGCACTCTGTTGGGTACTTAAGTCCTCTAAACTAATTCCCCACTCTATTACACGTATATACATAAGTGTCATCACTACCATCATAAGTCGTGGTAGTAGTTTCCAAGCTAGTATAGTTTCCATATCAAACCTCTACGTCTAGTATTTTACCTACCTCTATAGGTGCTACGACCCTACCATTTGGGCTGTAGGCTATCTCAGCCATGCTTCTCTGTCTGTTTAAGAGTTCTTCAGCCTTCTCTTGCCAGTACTTATCTAGCCTTATGGTAACCTCACTACGTGTAGCTGGCTCCACAACCTTTGGCTTATCAGCACTAACCTTAGCTGGTGGAGTAGGTGCTGTAGTTACTGTAGTAGCTGTAAACTCAGGAATCTGATACATCTGGAATGGGAAAGTACCTTTAGCTTCTAAGCCCATTATAACATCCCCTTTGATGACATTATCAGAAGTACACCTATGCCCGTTATAATAGACAATACAACCAGAGTACCCCCAATAACAACTACCTTCTCTACTAGCTCTTGCTTACGGAGTTTCTCAGCAGCTTCTTTCTCTTTACGTTCTCTACGTGTTCTAGCTCTTATTTCCTGTAGCTCACCCCAAGCGGAGTAACCTCTAGTAGCTATCACAATGGCTCTGAGTTCTTCTTCAGCATCCTTAGCCTTCTGTAGCTTTACGAAAGTCTCCATACTGTTCTCATCATCACCTGAGAAGAGGCTGTTCTTTTTCTTATTGTGGTTGTTCCTTAGCTCATCGACACCATCAAAGAACTCACCAATTTGTTTAGTGACTGAGACAAGCTCTTTACCTGCACTGACAGCAGTCTTGACCGCAGCCAAAGCTGTAAATGGGTCTATCATAACAATCCTTACTTCTCATTAGCCATCTTTTCTACTGACTGTCGGATTGCTTTAATGTTCTCGTCTATACGGGCCATAGATATTGCTTGCCTTTGTGTAGCATCTTCTACGATAGATAGTCTTGATTGCATACGCATGATCTCTTCACCATTACGTTCAATGTCTGACATCATCATAGATACAGTCCAAACTATAGCTGCTGCTTGAGCTATAAGACCGAAGATAAGGGTTATAGGTACACTCCTAGAGAGGTGCCAATTATCTTCTTCTCTACTCATGCTGGGTACTTCTTACGATCAAGTTCAAAGTGAGGGGCATCATAGAAGCTCTTCCAGTCACCACCCCATACGATGGAAATGTCAAGCTCTTCTGCTGCATCCTTCATGGCTTCAGCCATAGTTTCAAACCTATCTAAGTCTTCCCAATCTACAGGCCAAGGAACCATGTCTACAGCATGACCTGTGATGTGTCTTGAGTTTAGTGTGGTTGACTTACCCTCTTTTAGTAACTGCCTCTGACGATTAATATGACGTATGCCTTCGATAACTGTGAAGTCTACCTCAGTGATCTCTATTGCTTTCTTAACTACAGCTTGCATATCAGGGTTTACACCTGACAAGTTCTGTAAGCTACGTGTTCCTAGTTTGTATGCCATTTTATTTTTCCTTATCAATACCCAAAGGCAATGTAGTAAACTATATAGGTTCCGCTAAAAGAATTATCCCTGTTAAATACGAACCTATTCTTATTTATAGAATTGCTTGCATCCAAGAAAGTTGCGCCACCTACGGAGCAAATAATTGACAAACACTTAGTGCTAAAGTCTGCACCGAAAGTAACAGTCTGGTCACCATCAGTTGAATTTGAAAACGACCCAAACCTTGCTTGAAATCCAGATAGTGTATCATACTTACCTTGCGTAGAACTGAATTGGTTTGCATATTCTACAGCCGTAGTAAATTGAACCGCTTCTGGCCCATCAGTTGTAACACTATAATTTACAAGACCATCACCACCAGCAGCACCATCACCACGGTTTCCTGTTCCACCAGAGCCACCTGATCCGACTTGACTAATAACAAGACTGACATTCGTATAACTGCTAATATCATATGTTGTTGTGCTTAATGCGCCATGTGCCCCTCCAGCGCCACCCTTACGGGATGAGGTATTCCAATCTGGCGGTCTACCAGCACCACCGCCGCCACCTGATCCTAAAGTACCCGCATCACCATTGTCATTTTCGCCACCCCCGCCAGCGCCCCCAGAAGCATAGGAGCTTGAGGCACCATCGTCACCACGCCATTTATCTGCGCCGAAATTAAAACCCCCGCCAGCGCCACCATTCGCAGTAACATTGCTTTGATTGCTACCATCTAAGATAAGATAGTACACTGTGTTACCACCATCAGCGCCAGCCGTACTCTGATCTCTTGCTGCTGCACCGCCGCCCCCACCACCAACAGAGTTTACTGTAAAGGAAATAGCATTAGTGTTGACTGAAGAACTCTTAATAACAACTGTTTGTGTTGCCTGTAAGTTACCGCTTTGAACAGTACCTTGCGCTGTCTTGGTAATGGTTGGATTGGTCAGCTTTGTTTCAGAGGGTGTAAACTCTACACCGTGCAATTCAGAGGAGTTCTTTATTCCGAAAGAGCTTAAGGCAAAAAAGGCGTTTGTGCTTGTGCCATCAGCACCAGTCCCCGCTGGGTTTCCTAAGAATAAGCCGCCCTTGGCACGGTCACTTGTGGATGTAGGTAAGAAGTCATATGTATTCCGATTGATCCTTATTGCGCCCCCATCAGAAAAGTCAATCGTGTCATCTATATTAAGCTGCTGCGCTGAGATTTCCGCACTCTGGATATAACCAAGAACAGCATCGTTTGTGACAATCTCGTCTGATAAACCTTCAACAATGAAATTATCATCAGTCTCTTCTAGCCAAAGTTGGCTATCGTAATCCCATATTTTAAGGGCTGTCTCCGTACTATCACTGTTGTTGGTAAATTTACCAAAGACTACCTGATTTTCTGGTATCTCACTCATATGACTGAGTTGCGGATTTGACGATTTGAAGCTGGCTGTTATTTCATCCTGCACAGAGCCATAATTTGTATTGTCATAGGCTGTCCCTGTGCCACTACCAGCACCAGTAGCTGTAAAGATAGTGCCAACATCGTTATTAGAAGCACCGATTGCTGTAAAGTCTGTAGTGCCTACAGAAACAATGGTGTATGAATTACTAGAAACAAAACTACCCGCGCTGACCAAAGACACTTGCGGATCAGTTGCATCGACCAACAAGTCTAAACCATTTTGGAATACTATAACTGACTTCTTATTTTGGTTTATCTCAGATAGCTTTGAAACGTCTGCATTGTTAGCAACAATAGCTTGCTCTTCTGCGCTCCAAGAGAATGCAGCAGAAGATATTTCACGCAATGTCATTGCAATACGCAGATCACCTACGTCCTGATTTGCAGACAACCGCCAAGAAACAATTTCAAACTCCTTGCCTGTGTTGCCGTTCTGACTGCCAAAGCCATAGCGATATTCAACTGCGCCAGTAGTGGGGTTTTGCTCTGAGAAGCGTATAATGTCACCCACCTCAAGCTCAAACGCCTCCATACCAAACTCAGCAGTCATGGTCATTTGTTCACGACCACGTAGTAAAGTTAGCTTGGCAAGCCTCTGTGCCATTGCTGCACTTGTTGTAAACGGTAGGTTTAAGTCTAGTGATACCTTCTCGCCATTATCCTCACCCAAGAAGATACTTGCTGCGCCTGTGCCTGTGCCTGATCCAGTTGCCTTAAATACAACACCAACAGTGTTTGATGCAGCACCAATAGCTGTGAAGTCGGTGTTACCTACTAAAGTAATAGCATAAGTTTGACCTGTAACAAAACTACCAGCAGTAGTAGTCGTGGAAAGCTCTGGATAGTCAGCCGTAATCCATTTATTTGCAGCGTCATTAAATACGCCTGATACCCTGTTAAAGTTATCACGCATGTTGATGCGCGTCTCTATGCTAAGAGGACTTCTAAGGTCATCTAAGGTGAGGGTTTTGACATAGGTTGAATATGCACCCGCCTTCAGCTTCCATTTACCCATGCCCCAATACAAAGTACCAGCACAAGCTGTGATCATATCTTGCAACACATTGCCAATGGGCCTATTAGCTTGCACAATGCCGTTTAGTTCATAGCGCTTTTCAGTACCGCCACCAACTAAAGTTACATCTTCATCGCACTCATTTGCCGCCGCTTGGAAAGACGTATCATCAATGGCACTATCGTCTAAGCCATATTCTGATGCAAGGAAATCACGAATACACAAAGCAGCATTTGCACTGTAAGCTGTCGAACTGCTGCGCGGATCATAAACCTTTTTACCCTCTATGACAGCAGTGATTAACGGCAAACCATTAGCAAAGACAGTCTGATCGTATTCATATCTCACGTACAGATAGGCCATATCGTTGCCTACAAAACTGCTACCCAAAGACGTTTCTGATGTCAGTGTGCTGTCAGCAGTGGTTTGATCGCCTTTGTGCTTCCTGATGCGTATCTTACGATCCCAAGATGTTTGCTCAGAACCAGTGCCAGCCGTGGTTATATATTCACCATCTAATGTTGCAAGCTGATCGTTGATGTAGATATCACCAATAGAGTTTACTTCGTGACCAGCTAAAACAATAACCTGATGTAGAAATACGTTGTCTGTGCCTGTTGTCTCATAGAAGGTAACAACACCACCCTTACGAACCTTACCATACACAAAATCTTGTGATGCGGCTGGGTCACGGGAATTGACCATGATGCCACTTGAGCCAATAGACCCAAAATCAGGCTTAGGGACTAAAGCCGATAATGCCCATGAGGTTACAGCAGTGTATGCAACATACCCAGCAATAGTAGCCGCAGTAATAGTAGTACTACCAACAGTAAAAAGTGCCGCCTGTGAAAAACCTACCTTAGCTGCTGCGGCAACAAAAACCTCCGGCATACGCGGAACTCTATCCCAACTATTCCAGTTCTTTACTGTGTAGTCACCTAGCTTATATTTACTCATACCCAAGCCTCATGCACAGTTTCCATTGGTAAGTGGATAACACCATCTTTAGATAAGAACACCGCCTTAGAACCTGTCGAAATGCCCATAGCAACGCCTATAATCCACCTCTGCGCTTGTTTGGTAGTTACCAAGGCCCCTAGTGGCGGCACATGACTTATGCGCGTAAGACGTTGATCTACAGCCTCTGAAAAGCTACGAAAGCCAAACTCTTTAATTAGTTCTCTTCGTCTTACTGGCATTGTGTTTTCCAAATATCTACCAAGCCAATCATCAGCCCAACCCCTACCATACATAGCATGAAAAGCATCATTGGTGAAAGTAAGGCAGTCATTCTTACCCCATTCAAATGGCTTATGCCGTACATCGTTAATATACCTATTTAAGCCTTCTCGCGGCCCCATACGATATCCCTTTGTTGCAAGTCTTGAACATAGCTGAAGAAATTATCATTGGGGTATCTAGCCCTATGGCTTTCTTCTGTATATCGCCTATTACTAGCTCTTTCCAATCTAACTAGCTTACTGTCCACCAGTACAGATATTGTGCTTGTTTCGCCACTATCCTCAATGGTCATCGTATTCATAAAGCCAGAGAATATTTCTACAGTCGTGGACTGATCCCTTGTACCAAAGTGAACACGACAAGGGCGTCTTTGATATGGTTCTGTCAGAGCATCTTCAATTAAGTTGGGCGGTATGCCTGAAACAGATATGGTAATGCTTTTCGCAGATAAGTCAGCGATTTCCTCAAAGCCATCTATCGTGAGCAGATCCCCTGACCCTGTGTAAGTATCGCTATCAATCACCTTATCGCCGTAGCCTGTCCATAGTCGGATTGGCGCTGTATCTAACTCAAACTCTACCGCATAAAATGGTTGAACGTCTGTACCTTCAAGAGCCGTAAGAAGTGATGTTATGCCTGTTCTACTCATACTGCTTCTACTGCTCCAAATGAGATACCGTAAAATGATGCTTCATTGATAGAAAAAGCACTTTCATTAGAGGCAAGTCTAAACACGCCCTTTGTACTTTCAAAGGTGACAGCAGACCCTGTTGAGATTGTAGCCCTTATATCAGGCCAGACATCCACTGTTACTTGCCCAGAGCCGTTTGTATTTGCGTCAGTAAGAACCTTAAACAGTTGACGAGATGTACCAGTTCCAATCTGCAAATAGTCACCAGCTTTAAGGTAGTTTGTCTGACTTGCAGGGGCGCTAGTGAGTGCAATGGTGTTGCTGCCAGCGGCAGTAGAGCCGTTTGTAGCTACAGTGTGACTATCACGGGCAGAACCTAAAGGGGTTGCGGCGGCGGGATCACCTAAATAGAAAGTTCCCTTCTGCCCCTTCAAGGAAATAAGCCATGAAATCCACTGTTCAGAGTTTTCTCTTTTCATAGGTGGTAGGGTAACATCTGCTTGCCACATCTTACCAGCATACTCATAAGATACCCCCGCAAAGGTAAATGGGCTGCGAGAGTAAGCTACAGCATTTAACGCCCTAAGCTCTATATTGGCGATTCCAGTGGCTGTGGGTAAACTTAAGGGGTAACTAATAGCCATTACGAGAATGCCCTTCCATATGATCCACCACGCCGTTTAGCGTCTACTACAGCAGCTTTAGCACTGTCAGCTATCTGTGGCATAAGTTGTTTAATCTCAGTTCTTACAGTCTGTTGTACGCCTGTGGAGACATTAATATTTTGAGTTACGTTAATAACTTCACCACCTACACCCTGACCTTTAGTGTGGTCCACTACAGTTTCTCTAGGGTGTAGCATCGCCATAAAGCCACCCTTGCCATCTAAGCCACCTGATCTTGAGCCTGAACCTGTGTAACCACCACCATCATAACTCTCAAGACCACCTCCAATAGCAGAAAGAACAGGGTTAGAAGATCCACTAAGCATACCACCTAAACCACGAACCATTTTTTGGACTACGAGTACTTGATACAAGTGTGCTATAATATCTCTAGCCATATCTTGGAAGATCCTATCTACCTTGAATGCCATATCCTCAAAAGAGTCTTTAAGAATATCTATATCTGTAACTACAGACATAAAGGCTTGATCCATAGAACCAGCTATTGTCTCTCCTATGCTTTCATACTTGTCTTTAATATCTTCTAGGGCTTGTTGCTTCTGCTCCATTGCGTCTATAGCTTTGATAGTGTTCTCTATCTCCAACATCTGTGCTGGTGTAGCTACATCTGAATATTGCTGACGAGCTTGTATGAGTTTATTTTGAAGATCTCTTTGTTCACCAAACTTACCTATTAGTTGTGTTTCTAAGTCTAGTTGATTACTAAGGTCTTTTATCTTTTGCTTAACAGGGTCTTTAGGGGCTTTAGGTGGCTCATCATAAATAGACTTACCTGCCCTTGATCCAGTACCGAAGATTGGATCTTTGTCAGAAACTGTACCTCTACCAGCGTACTTTCTTAATCTGCTGGCAAGTTCCTGTGTCGGAGCAAAGTTAAGGGTAGTTTGAGCTAAAGCTGCCACCTCAATCATTTCTTGCTTTAAACCCAATGCAACTGATTTTTGCTCTACAAGACTAGCTATCATCTTCTCACTCAAGCCTTGTCTGCGTAATTCAACCTCATAGTTATCTAGCGCAATGTCGTTTTGTAACCTTTGTATAACAAAAGACTCTGAGCCAAACTGTTTACGCATAGCTTCTAAAGCAATCTGATCACCTAAAATACGAGACTGCTCTTCAAAGACAGCTTTTATTTTATCTGCTTCATCTTTGAGTTTCTTAGAAGCTGCCATTTGAGCTTGGAAAGCTGCCCATCTTGATTTGTTTAACCTTCTTTGCGCTTTTTCCTCTGGTGAAACTTTACCCTCAGCTTTTTTTTGCTCTTCCGTCTTTGTTAGTTTTTCAAGCTCATCTGAGTACTCTTTTCTTTTTGCAAGGTTTGCATTTATAGCGTCAAAAGTGTTTCGTAAGGCTTCTCTTTCACGCCTTGAATAAAGTTCAGCGTCACCAGCAGCCAAACCTTGCGCATTTATTGTATCTATTTTAGCCTGTAGTGCGTCAGCTTGCTCTCTACCGAGAACCCTTAGTCTAGCTGTCTCTTCGTCATAACCCCTTAATATGCTATTTCTACCCGTTTCAAGCTCATCAATTTTATCCTTTACATCTTGCAGGGCTTGTTGAGCCTCCTCTGCAAAAGTCTCAACCTCTTTACCCGCCCGAATAAATGGGGCAATAAGACCTGTACCAATAGCTAAAGCAGCACCAGCGAGCGCCCCGTAAGGACCAAAGAAGCCTAGTAATTGAGAACCTTGTTGCCCAAGAGCTACAGCAGCGTTAGTACCCCCTTGTATCTGCACTGCAAGGTCACCGATTTGATAACCAGCTTGTTGCGCAAGGACTTCCATCCTTCTCATGCCTTTTCCTGATGCAGTAGTAAATCTTAACTGTTCCTCAGTGGCATCTTTTATGGCAAACTGATATTTATACATTGCACTTTTAGCTTGGTTTATATTTCCAGTTACTTTACCAAGCTCCCGTGCCATCTGATCTACACCACGGTTATATGCTTTTGTGCTAATGTTACCCTTATCTAACTCTAGTTTTAATTGGGCAGTTTTACGTTTAAATGACTCAAACTTAGAGATAGCCTTAGTAACATCCCCCGCCTCTACGTTTATACCAATGTTAATATCAGAAAGATCAGCCATTCATCGTACCCATAAAGACTACATCAACACGTTTTATTGCTTCTATCTCCCAAGAAGACAATGGTGTATCTGTAAGCTCCTTCCATGTTTTTATTTCTTGATAACTTATCGGGTTTGGTCCTGAGAAACCCATCGTTCTACTTGCGTTTAATACAATAAAGGCAGACCAAACATGAGACATAAGCAATGGGAAGTCGGGGCCATCTAATGCTTTTGGTCTGTGTCCAGTCTGCCTTTCTACTTGTTCTAAGTGTTCACGTTCTGATGTGCCTGACTTGTCTGGCCTACTTATAGAGAACTCATGCTCTGCATAGTCAACCAGTTCTTCAATCAGGCTTTCGTAAAATCCAGAGAGTTAGCTACTGCTTCCTCAATCTGATCTCTTATCCAGAATACTTCAGCGTAAATCTCTTTAGCCTTAGCGACAGAGAACTTAGGTTTAGAACCACCATAAGTAATCTTCCAGCCTTTAGTAGTTTTAGCAAGTAAGTCTAAAGTAGCGTCCTCTAGGTCTTCTGCTGTAATCTCTACCTTCTTCTTATTCTGTGCTTGCTTCAGACGTTTGTTGGTTTGCTCATGTACAGCAGCCTTATACTCTTTAGAGTGTGGTGCATATACAGTGATAACCATCGGTGTATCGTCATCATTATTCAAGACATCAAAGCTAGTAGGATGTACAATAGTGACATCTACAGTGTCGCTGGTCGGGGTTAAATCTAGTAAGTCCATGTCGAGTTTCCTTATCGTCGGGGTTAAAAGTTGTCGGGTTAGTTTGTTAAAAGGGGAAGCATCAGACCCGACACCAATGCCTCCCCACCCTAGCTAGGGAACTTATGAAGAGCGAGTAATAACTAAGTTACTTGCGTCTGTCGTGTTGTAGAGTGCTACGAATGACATAGAAATGACACGGCTAGTTGGGCCATCTACACCTACGTCTGCACTGTTAATCTTAGCCCGTGGGAATGCGAACTTAAGGGTATTGCTACCATCGCCCACAGTTACCTCAAGCTCAGTTTCAGTCTCATTCAAGAAGCGGTTGATTAATGAGGCATCCTCAAAGTAAGCTGAGAGAGTACCTTCTATTTCTGCACGACCAACCTCTAATTGTGGTGCACTATCACTACCAATCACAAAGGTAGGTGCGAAAGAGTTGGTCAAGGTAAAGTCCATACCAGTTACGATAGCTGATGTAGAGGGTGTACCGTTGACGTTACCAATTGCTAATGTACCTGAGTAAGCATCGTAAGGGGCATTAGATGAAGAAGCATTTTGTGTTTTCTGAGTGGCGCTAATACTCATGTCTTTACCAACCATACCATAGGTAGCTGTTACCATCTGGTTAGGAGCTAGAGAGACACCCATAGTAGAAACTGTCATACCTGTGAACAAACGAGCTTGGTCGATGTCAGCAGCGTAGTCTTCGATAGAGAAGAACTTAGGTGTAGTACCAACTTTAAGTACGTTAGTTGACCAAGTAGACAACATAGCTGATTCTAAGAATACATCGTAGTCAGCATCACGTAAGTCAGCTACAATGTCACCAGCAGCTTGACGGTTACCATGACGGTCAACACGAGGCATACGGTCAGCTTGGATGTCAGTACCAGCTACACGATCTTTGCTTAAGTTTAAAGAGTGTGTGCTAAAGGGTAAGTTTGTAAAGTTACCAGCGGGAGTTGTACCAAATGTGCTTTCCACAATGTACGATAGGCTGGAACGAGAACCTTGTGCGAAGGCCATGTTGTATTCTCCTAATTGTTATAGACGTACCATCCGATATTAATCGGAACATAGTACCAAGGCGCATCTAAGAAACCTTGCTGTCTTTCAGCGTAGTCGATAGATACAGTTATTGTTTCATCCCCAGAGTAGGGAATTTTAGTGGTTGCTTCAAAAGCCTCTAGGATAGTGTTAGCTAAGGCATCAGCAGCGGCGGGGCCATTACCTTCTGGGGTGTAGGCAGTTACAACAAACACACCATCGTATCTCTGTTGTGGGTTTAAACCTCTTACAGCGGGTCTACGGAGTGTCGGGAGGAAATTAGTCTGTAGGTAACTTGTACCTGTCGTTGGGCTAAATGAGACATTCTCATAAGCTATCCCACTGGGTAAATTAGAGGTATTAGCTAACTTGTTCTCAAGTGCTGCACGTATGTCATTATAGATACTAGCCACGGTTATACTTTCTCTTTAGTTGGGTAAACACAAAGTAGCCATTAGTTCTGGGCCAACCTTCTCCACGTTCAACATCACGGGCATGAGGACTATTGTTACGAAGTTCTATACGTGTAGTATCTAGTAACGAAGGTATTCTTTCTATATCTTGAATAAGATTACTTAGACCCTCATTCATCTTAGCTACAGCGTTTTGATTTCTAGGCTTACCTTTTGAACTTTTACCTCTGGGTCTACCAGCACCTACATTAAATGAGAAAGATGTTACATATGCACCAGTATCTACAGGAACTCTTATTGTACCTAAACCGACAGCATCAACTGCCATATCTGTTAGCTTGCGCTCTACTTGTTGTTCAGCTAGCTGTTTAAGACCATCTATCTTTCTTTGTAGGGAAGGCATGACCTTTAACTGAGTTCTCATTATTCTCTCACATCACACAAGAAACAAATCTTGACCCCATTAGAAAATATAGTAACAACAGAAATGACATTAACTGTGTCACCGTTACCAATAATCTGATCTTCGTCATCGGGTTCTACTTCTAATCCTAAAGCTGGTACTACACATTTACGGGTGCCTCTACGGATCTCATCTACATTAGCTATGATACCTTGATCGTAGTTGTAGAAGTATCCAGTAAAACTGTAGTCGGTTGTAGCGGAGCCTGTTACTGTCCCTGTAGTAGGATCGTAGGTTCCTGCTGTAGTCTTCTTCTTTAGAGTAAGGGGTTCCCCAAACTCATCAACCATCTTAAGTAGGTTATAACCTCTTGAGAATGCCATCACCTACCCCTTAACTATAGTCGTAGTCATCACCACTGTAACTTGGTGGGTTCTTAAATCTATCCCTACGGAAGGATGGTGGAACACGATCTGTGTTTTGTCTCACATTATCCACAGTGGCAATACTAATACCACCAGCTTTAATACCCAGTACAGCACCAGTCTTCTTACCTTGATGCTCTAGTGTCTCAGCTAGGCTAGTATAATGCTCTTGTAAGTCGCTGTAGTCAGCACTGAGTGCGCCTGACAAGTTCTGTGTAACCCTACGAGAGTATTGTGCAGCTATCGTTCTAGCAGACCATGCAGCAGCATAATACACGTTGTCACTTGTTTGATTGAGAGCGAAGATAATTTCTTCATTCTGTACTTGTTGGTCGTTAGTGTCAGTATCACCTACAAGCAATCTAACAGAGTTTAATCTCTCCGCTACAGTACTTGTACCTAAGTTTGTTGCATCATACGACCAAGCCATAATCAATCAGTCTCCATGTGACCATAATTTCTACGCCAGCTACGAATAAGCCCACGTTGTTTATCAGCTATCTTAGACTTCTTACACTTCTTCTTTTGGAACTCAGCGTCAGATTTTGTCTTAGACTTTACTTTCTCGTTGATACCATCCACTAAGTTATGTAGCCCACCGACATCAAGTACCTCTAGTCCGTCACCTACTTTGGTTTCAGCTTCAAGGGTTGAACTGTGTCTTAGTCTACCTTCTCTGTAGAGTATCTTTACTAATTCTTTATCTAAACCTATCTCTTTCCATTTAAGCTCATCACCAGCATTAAATGTGCGGCCTTGTGCTTTCATGGTCAGGGTGACAAAGAGTGGTCTGTCGTACTGCATCGGCTCATTAAGGAACATCGGGTAATCCTTTGATTAAGGGGAAGTGAGGGCCACTACAGCCCCCACCATAGTAAATACTTACTGTACGATACCGTTTACAAACGCACCCAAGTCAGCGCCTACGATCTTCATGTCGTATGACATTTTAACTTGGATCATCTCAGCAATCTGTTGACGCTTAAGAGCATCGTCTGAGAATGACTCAACAGTAATACCTAAGTTGTTTACACCTTCAAGGTTATTCCAAGCAAAGGTCAAACCAGCGGCTGGTGACATAAGACCAGCATTTGATGGTGTGTAGCACAACATAGCATGTTTACCACCGATAAACGCATTGCTTTCTGCAACACCTTCAACGGATGAGTTCTTGACAGCTTCCATGACGTAGAAGTTCTCTACCTCAAAGATTTCAGCCAGTTTAGCATCAGTTACCAAAGCTGTGTTGGTTACAGTTGCGCCACCGTTCAAGCGAGCCAAGATATCTGCGTTGTTTACCAGAGCATCACGTACTTCTTTACCAACAACCATTGTGTTTG